AGAAAAAGGGTAAATGTATTTCTAAAAATAATTAAAATTTATTTTACAAAATGCTTGACAAACATTTTTGATTATTATATAATGGTTATAATGAAAATAAAGGTGGTAAAGATAAATGAAATCAAGTTTGGAAATTAAGAAAGAATTAAAAGAAAAAGGATTCAACTTAAAAGGTGAAAATAATATCAATTCAAAATATAAACCAGATAACAATTTCACATTTATTGAATCAGAAAATGGAAAGATTACTTGGTTTTCATCACGTTTACTTGATTGCATTTCAAAACGTTATAAAGCTGGTAAAGAGTTTGTGAAGAATACACCAACAATTAAACATGACAATTTTAGAATTTACTATAAAGGTGATGAAGATTTATTTGTGACAATTTTACCAGTTCATGCAATGGGAAATGACGGGGTGACTTTTAGAAAATAAATTATTTCTTTATCAAGGTTATAAGAGCATTATAGCCTTAAATAAGGAAATAAAAAACATATTTCCTTAATGTAAAAAGCGAATTTAAACGAAAGGGGGTTTAATAATTTGCAAAATATTAAGGTAAAATTCAACGCTACTAGTGTTACATTTAATATTTACGAGCGAGAAGGTGAAGAAGTTAAGATCACAACGGAAACAGTTCTAATCAATCAAAAACGACAGTTGCGCTATATTCAAAATTATTTGGATAAGCACTATCCAAAAGCGTTAACCATTGAAGTTTTAGATTATGAATATATCCCAATGGTTGCAAGTCTTCCATTCTCAACAGTCTTAGAATATAGTCAGGGGGTATCTAGTTAATGACACCAAAAGAACGCAAAATAGCCCGTGACTATTTAACAAGACGAAAAAGAACATTGCAACGACAAGGGGCGAACAATAACGAGATTAAAGCCTATTTAGGCGGGCGTTGGAACTTTGCGGGTATGTCTGACAAGGCACTAGAAAGGGCTTATCATGAGATTAAGGGTAAGGGTAAAACCAAGGTCTTAGGCGGTCATGTTTACACTCAAGACTATGTAAAGAAAGCTAAAGCATGGTATGGGGACAAATTCGCAGAAGAAAAACTAACCCAAGGTTTCAGACAGTCCAAGAAGTCCAAGCTAAACCGTTTTAATGATGTTAAGGAAGTTAAGGCTTATCGCTCTAAACGTAACAGAGAAGCAAAAGAACGCTATATCAATGCCCTTGAAGATATGTTTTTAAACTCTTCAAAAAGTACGGATAAGAACGAGATTAAAAAGTTTAATGCTCTTAAAAATCGTATTAACCGCATGAGCGCTTCAAATTTTGGTAAGTTCTTAACGGGTGGGGCTTCGGATAAGGTTTCCTTTGATAATGTCATGGTCTTCATTAACACCGACGGGAAAGAAACCGCCTTTGAATTTCAAGAAACGTTGGCGGGTGAGATTTTGGATAATGTGGATAGGTTTTCGAAACAATTTCTTAATGATATGAAACGAATCAAGAAAAGAAAGGCTAGATAATGCCTTGTTATCTAGCAGGGGACTTTGAAACAACCACAAATCCAAAAGAAACGGAAGTATGGCTTTCTTGTTTTGCAAGGGTTGAAGATTATAACGATTTTTCAAAATTTAAGGTTCATGAAAATATTGAAGATTTTCTAAAATCCATTTATTTAACCATGTGTCAAATTAATGAAGAATCGGGTGAAGATGATTTCATTATTTTCTTTCATAATTTAAAATTTGACGGATCTTTTTTGCTAAACTTCTTTCTATCGCAAAATATAGAATGTTTTTATTTTATTAATGATATGGGCGTTTGGTATTCAATCACCTTAGAATTCCCCGACTTTAAATTAACTTTTCGGGATAGCTTGAAAATCTTAAACTTTTCGATATCAACAATGGCGGGACTTTTTAAAATGCCTATTGCAAAAGGTGAAACCCCCTTGCTTGATAGTAAGCCCGAAGAAGTGAAACAAGATTGGATAGAGTACATTAAAACGGACGTGGGTATTTTAGCACGTGGGATTTACGCAATGTATTTCGAAGAAGGTTTCACAAAATTCACTTCGGCAAGTGAAGCCCTTACAGAGTTTAAACGTATTTTCAGAAAAAGCGGGCGAAGTTTTAGAGATTTTTTCCCAATTTTGAATGAAGATATAGACCGCTTTTGTAGGAACGCCTACCGTGGCGGGTGGACTTTTGCCAATCCAAAATATCAAGGTCTTACACATGAGAAATTGATAGATATCTATGATATCAATTCAATGTATCCCGCTACTATGTTACAGTCAGCGCTACCAATAGGCAAGCCTAAACGATACAAGGGCAAGCCTAAAATGATACATGAAGATAAGTATTATATCTATCATATAAAGGCAGAGTTTGAACTGAAAAGGGGTTATCTTCCAACCATTCAAGTAAAGCGAAAATTGGACGCTTTAAAAATCGGTGTTCGGACAAGCGATTATGTCAAATCTTCAAATGATGAAGCTATTGATTTATATTTGACGAATTTTGACCTTGACTTGTTCTTAAAGCATTATGATAGCACTATCTTATATCTTGATACACTAGAATTTGAAACAGAAAAGGGCTTGTTTGATGATTACATAAGCACTTATCGTTTCAAGAAAGAGAACGCCAAAACACCAGCAGAAAAACAGAAAGCTAAAATCATGCTTAATTCATTGTATGGTAAGTTTGGGGCGAAAATTGTATCAACTAAGAAAATTGCTTATCTTGATGATGAAGAAATACTTAGATTTAAGAATGATGAAGATGAAGAAGTTCAGCCCATATACGTTCCCGTTGCCTTGTTTACAACTTCCATAGCTAGACACTTTATTATCTCAAACGCCCAAGCAAACTATGACAATTTTTTATATGCAGATACGGACAGCCTTCATTTGTTCCATTCTGATAATCTTGTCTTAGATATAGACCCGAACGAGTTCGGAAAGTGGGCGCACGAAGGACGAGCCAAAAAGGGCAAATATTTAAGGTCTAAGCTTTATCTGGAAGAAATTATCAACGAAGACGGGACAAGCTTCCTTGATGTAAAGGGCGCTGGTATGACGGATGAAATCAAGAAAAAGGTAACGTTTGAAAATTTTGTTATCGGTGCAACTTTTGAGGGCAAACGAGCAAGTAAACAAATTAAAGGTGGTACGTTGATTTATGAAACAACTTTCAAAATCAGAGAAACCGATTATCTTATTTGATGATTTTGTTTTAAAGGTCTATCAAGGTTTTATCAAGAAATTGTTAAGAACTCAACAAGTTAAAAATAAATCTGGTTATTATTTCAAACTTTCAAGCAATGTTCCAAAAAATGAACTCTATATCAAATCTTTTTTAAAGTCTAATTATGCTTATGAAGATTTTGATTATCTTTTAAAACTTTATCGCTTCATCATTGATGAAGTTGATAAAATCAGCTTAAACGCTTTTTACAACTTAACGATTTATCTATCTGATAATCAAATTTATCAGTTAGATAGCAATGCTTTATATAATAGTTTAGAATTTTCAAAAAATTTAAGAAACAATTTAGAAAATAATAACACTATTATAAACACAACTAATTTTTTAAAAACATTACAGAAAAAAGAGGAAAACAAACATGGATAAAACAGTAAAACACAACAACTTTGATACAGTTGTAGCAATCGCTACTATTACCGCAACTTCAAACAAATCAGACGGAAAATACAAACAAGAAAAACCAACTAAGACGGTTTACCTTGTACCAGCGGACGAAAAAGAAGCTAAGAAACTTATTGATTTTGGACTTACTCAATACACACCAGACAATGAAAAAGATCCCGAAGCAAAACCTTATTTCATTGTGAAAGCAACTGAAACCGTCAAGGCTTACACTTCGGAAGAAGATTTTGAAGAAGTGCATTTTGGTGTAAACCATGAAGAAGTTGATGAAGAAACGGGTGAAGTTAAGACTAAGAAAACACCAAACTACAAGACAGAAAAACCCGTTGGCGTGGCTATTGTCTTTGTGGAAGGTAAGGACAAGGGAAATGACTTTTACCGCCTTAATGCTCTTTTGCTTGACACACCAGAAACGCTTGAAGAAGTGCAACCCGTGAACCCATTTGCAAGCTTGTTTAAATAAGCGCAAATAAAAAAAGGGCTTCGTTTGAAACCCTTGATATAAAACACTTTTTCAAATCTTTAAAAGTCAGTTGGTTAAAATGACCCGCAAGGGCTGGCACGCCTTAGCGTGTAACCTTCCAACCCTTACTATTAAAGTTTGAAAATGTCTTATGTATTCATTATATCATACTTGTTTTATTATAACAAGTATGATATACTTTTATTGTATAAATACGGAAAGGAGTTTGGCTATGACTTCGCAAGAATGCTTGGATATTCTCAACGCTATGAGTGAGAAAGTCGGAAACGATGAAGAAATTGAAAGCTTAACCGCTGATCTTTTAAGCGTTAAAGACTTTGTTTTAAGCGTTGATTCAACAATCGCACAGTTAAATGAAGACGTGGAGCAACTAAACCAGAAAAACGTTCAGTTGCGGGCTTCAAATAACACGCTTTATCGTCAAATTGGGCAACAAGATGAAATCATGAAGAAAGCCCAAGAAGAGATCTCTATGGCTTCGGCTATCAATGAACTATTTTAGAAAAGAGGTATGAAAGAATGGATAATCTTTCAAAACACATTAATTGGTTTCCCAACAATGTTTTAGAACAGTTGAAACCAGCAGAACCGCAAACAGTTGCGGAAGTAACACCAGCGGACACAATGCCCGCAGACACACCAGCGCAAGAAGTTCCAAATTATCCCGCTATTGTAGATGATACGGAAGCGGAAGCGGTGGAACTCAATATCAATGAAGAAAACATTGTAGAGGAGTAACAACACATGGCTAATAAAATTACAAACTATCTTTCCGGTGAAATGGGTAAACCCGTTTCAAATATGGACTTGCTAAACTCAATCCGTGAGCGTGCAAGCCTTGACTATCAAGCAGATATCCCCGTTCTTGCTGGGCGTATCAACCACGCAAATGTTCCCGTGCAACAATTCGAATCACACGCAAATGAATTCTTTAAAGCATTGGTGAACCGTATCGGGTCAACCGTCATTAAGGCGCTTTCTTATGAAAACCCGCTTTCTATTTTCAAATCTGAAACTTTTGAATTTGGTGATACCCTTCAAGAAATTTATGTTCACCCCGCTAAAAAGAAAAAATACAATTCAAAAGATGACACTTCGCCTTTCAAATTTGCCGATACTGATATCGAAATTTTCTATCATACCCTAAACAATGAAAATTACTATGAGCGTACTTTTGAACGTGCATGGATTCAAAAAGCTTTTGTTTCGGATATGGCATTTGATGAATTTATTGATAAAATGTTCACTAGCTTGCTATCTTCTGACACGCTGGACGAATACCAAGCAATTAAAGAAGTTCTTGAAAAATCACTTGGAGAAGTTGCTTATACTGACTTGGCGGGAACACCTAAACAGATTACCGTTGAAGGTACTAAGATTGACACTACAAAAGCTGATTTTGTTATGGATTTTAACCAATCCTTGATTAATCAATCAAAACGCTTTACTATTCCAAGTCGTAAGCAATTCTTTAACCCTGTTGGAGTTCCAAACGTAACCAAAATTGAAGATCAATACCTAGTTATTTCGGCTGAGTTCTCAACTCACTTGGATATGCTTTTGGCAAATGCCTTCAATATGGATAAAGCAAGCGTGCTTGCCCGTACTATTGTGGTTGATGACTTTGAAAAATTCACGGGTGCTGGTGCTAATACTGGACGCAAGCCCGTTGCATTCCTTATTTCTGCTAAGTCTATCATTAACAAGGACAAGCTGGTTCACATGGAAGCAATTCGTAACCCTCGTAATATGACTTATAATTATTTCTATCATCACCATTACATGACTAGCCTTTCACTTTTTGAAAATATTCATTTCTGGTACACAGAGGACTAATGAAAGGGCGGGCTTATGCCCGCCTATTTTTAGTATAAGGAGTTTTAAAAATGAGTTATAAAAAATTTCAAAAAACGCTGGGAAGGATTGAACATTCAAAAACAACGGTGGATAAAAATAGACAATCCTTTTTCCAATTTTACTTTAATTATTTCTATAATATTATTGTAAACTATTTCACATGGGAAAACTTGCCTAATGAAATCGATGAAATTTTTCTTGAAAGAAAATTAATTGAAAATGGACACGTTGCATTTTTTGAAGATGATGAACTGGGTTATATTCTTCAAGGTGGAACAAGAGGGCAAAAGCTTAATTATTATGACTTGCCTTTGTCTTATATCCCCGTGAATGCTTCTTCGAATACCCGTTTTAAAGATAGAAATATCGCTTACAATAAGGCAGAATTTGAACTATTGAAAGAAACAAAAGGCAAGCGCCCTTGTATCGTGATCCCGAACAATAATTTTTATGAGCCTTACATTGCCTATATTACGTTATTTTGTGAAAAGCTGGCTGATATTGAAATGACAATCCAATTAAACAGAAATGCACAAATCACCCCGTTTTTCGTTTTAGTTGATGAAAAAAGCGTGCTTTCTCTTAAAAACATTTTCAATAAAATTTCAAGTTTTGAACCCGTTGTTTATTTGAACAAGCAAAAGGACAAGGAAGGGCAAGACAGTTTCAAACAACTTTCTGATTATCTGCAAGTCTATCGAACTGATGCCCCTTACCTTTTAGACAAGCTTCATGATGAAAAGTTAAGGGTTATGAACCAGCTTCTTACGTTTATTGGGATAAACAACAACCCGAGCGACAAGAAAGAACGCCTAGTAGTGTCCGAAGCGATTTCAAACAATGGGGTTATTTCTGCTAACATTGAAGTTGGTTGGAAGTCAAGACGGAAAGCGGTTGAATTGATTAATGCTTGTTATGGCTTAAATATCAACGTGAAACCAGCTGAAACTATCCAACAATTCAACCTTGATAGAGTGGCATTAGACCTTGCCGAAGAAGGACACCAAACTATTGACCCCGATTAGAAAGGCTTACCAATGACACAAAACCACACGACAACAACCATTGAGCGCTTTCTTAAATCACGTTATAGAAATCCCGTGAATAATCAACTGGACGGGCTGGCACTTGATGAAGACGGAAACTTTCTTCATTATAACAAGATTATAGACCAGACCTATAACGAATTATTTAAGGATATGCACTTAAACCCCTTTGTCAATGATGACTTTAAGAAAGAATTTTGCAAGCATTTTTATAATCGTGAAATTGGTCTTGAAACCTTCGCCCGCTTTCAAATTGCCCTTGAAGAAACTTTAAATAATGAATGTTTTAATTTATTCAAGCACTTGTCAGATTTAAGAAATAAGACGGTTGAAGAACTCAACAAGTCTATGAATATTGACACGGTAGGCAATCAACAAGGGGACGGGCAAGCCCTTCAAATCGTTGAAACAAGACCACAAGAACGAAAAGAAATTTTATTTACTGAAAAATACGGGGTTATTGAATACGCTAACAACCTTGTAGAAAATCACCAAAAGAATAATGCAGATAGCAAAAGCAATGTTTCTGGCTGGTCTGGGTCTAGCCTTGCTGATCGCTTGCAGAATAATGCTTCTTTAACTGATTTACAATTTCAGATTTTCAATATTTGTGATAAACTATTCTTACAAGTCTATTAATAGAAAGGAGTTAAACTATGAAGGACTTATCTGCTTCCAAGATATTAAAATATGATAGTATGCTGGAAGAATTGACACTTTACAACCTAGGCGAATTTCAACCAGATAAAGACGGTCTTTACTATATCAAGAAAGACAGTAAGCGCTTAGGCGATTTAAACAACCTTTATATTAAATTGAAGCCTATCAGTTATCACTTTAAGAGCAACGAGGGCGCAAGCTGGAGCATTGAAAAGACTACCAAACCCCTTGAAGCGAATGCCCTTGCTTATATTCGCTTTAAAATTGTGGGTGCTTATTATTCCTATGATAAACTTGTTTCAAAATCAAGGCTAAAAGGCTTCGGGCGGGTGATTGATGATAATAACTACTTTTCAAGTGTTCCCCTTGTCAATCAGTTGACACACTGGGACAACGGGGTCATTGTCACACCTAACTATCAAACCGAATTAAAAGGGTTTGAAGAAACAAGTCGCAACAATCTTTTAATAGACTGGTCTAGCTTTAAAATTGTGGTAACAAACAACTTTAAAGGTGATAAAAGGCTATTGATGACCGCAGAAAGAGGACACGAAAAACTATGATAAAAATTTCACTATCTGAAAATGAAAATCATTTCAAACTTGAATGTACGGGGCACTCATTAGAAAATAATGAGCCTTGCGCCCGTGTTTCAACTGCACTAGATATGATGAAACTTTTCTTTACAAAACACCTTGAAAAAACTAAACGGGTGCATGGATTGACCTTATTAGTATTTAATAAGAAGGGCTTGACAAAAGAAAAGAAGAAATTGCTTGAAGACTGTATCTTATATTTCTATGAGCTGAAAAAACTTTACGGGTCTTCCATTCAAATTTATGAAAATAACGAGGTAAAAGATCATGGTTAAATCAACAAAATTAGTAAGGGCGATTAGTTCCATTATTACGTTTCAAAAACGAATCCCGCAAGGCATTCAATCGGTAACAATCAAGGGTAAAGAAGCCTTGGCAGACTTAGAACTTGATAAAAATTACGATATGGACTTAAAACTAAACGCAGATAAGGATAAATTGAACGGTGTAAGTTCTAGTGTTCCTTTCATTCAAGCAACAACTACAACAAGTGGAAGCGTACCAGACGAGCAAAAAAGCGTGACCCTTGCGCAAGATTTAAGAGAGTTTCCGTTGACAAGCGGGGAACTGGTAACAGTTGAAAAAACTGAAAATGCCCTTACTCTTAATGATAGCAAGGTAAAAGAATTGGTGGAAAGTAAAGCCGAAGATTTAAAGAAAGAATTAGGAACTGGAACGGGTGCAATGGCTAAACCTATTACGCTGAATGGTGGGGAGTTGGTAACAGTTGACAAGGCGGGCGATACGCTAACCCTTAACGATAGCAAGGTAAAAGAATTAGTTGAAACAACTAAAACAGAAATCTTGAAGGAGTTACCAGCTAAAAATACAATGACTGGTTATGTATATAACCTTTATGGTTCAGATGTTTTAACCGCTTATTATACTTTAAGCGGTGGAAATATTGGATATAGTACCTTTATTTTATCAGTCTTTTACAATGGTAAAGCTGATAACCATTTTATTTATATCCCGTTACTCAATTATCCATTAATTAAAAAACTTTCTGATAATACTATTGTTAGAATTACACCTAATAGTACAGGGGCTATGATTGAATTATTCTTTAAAGAAGCAAGTGAAATCGCTATTTCTGGTCTTGATTATATCGGACAAATCAGCACACCAGACCTAACTATTAATGAATTATCAGAAACTTATGCTAGTGTAAATAATAGCTTATTTGCAACAAGTGGAAACGTACCACAGCCAATCTATGATAAACTATAAGAAAGGTTTTGAACTATGAACCCCGAAGAATTTAAAGAAGAATTTTTTAAAAATTACCGTGGGCGTTATTCTTCCTATTGGATCGAACGCTGGGGGCTTATCCCCGAATTGCCAACAAGCTTTGATAATGCTAATTCTATCTATGAATTAATTGCATGGCTTCAACGAGCCTTTAAGCAATTATTAGATGATTTCGTTGCCCTTGAAAGTGAGTTTGAAGACTTTAAGAATGCTATTACAGAATTGCTTGAAAACCTTGTACCCCTTTTAATTAAGCGATACATGGCAAGTGAAGAAGCTGACCGCTGGTTTACTGATAAGGCTGACAAGTATTACAACCGAGTTATTAAACCATACATTGATGAACAAATCCGACTTTTAAAAGAAAAAGTTGAGCGTGATTTACAAGCCCTTGAAAACCGTTTCAATGAGAAATTAGAAACGGAAAAACAAGACCGAATCCGTGAAATTAATAATCTTAAAGAAAAGTTGGAGCAAGAAAAACAAGCTAGACAACGAGATAAAGAAGACCTTACAAGACAAATCCAAGACCAAGCAACCAAAAACAACGATTTAAAAGATACGTTGACAAAGATTATTTCAAACCTTGAAAGTTCTGGTGCATGGTCTGGTGGCCTTAAAGGTGGATTTAAAGACGGGCGCAACCTTGCGACTGGTAACATTAATATTTTTGGCGGAACACCAGACGGGACAAGCTTTATTCGTACAAATAGCGGACAATCTGAAAATGACTTGGCGGGTGGTATTTAATGGCTTTAGAATTAAGATTTTCAACAAGCACAAATGCCAAAATAGAAAATTTTGGAACGGGTGTTCCCGCTTGGACGGAAGCTTATGCGAACGCTTGGCACTTTTCAAGGTCTGATACTGATTACGGTTATATGACTAATGGAAATACTACTTACATTCAATACGGGCATAATGACCCGTCAATTTGGGCAAGTATGCGCTTTTGGGGTCAATCCGTGGAAGTTATCGAAGAACGGACAAACCCCGATAATTCTATCACCGCTAAAATCAGAGTAAAGGCGCTTTTCTGGTGGTCTAAACGTGTTTCAAATAATGCTGGTTATCGTGTTAACTATGATATAAAGGTAAACGGGAAAACTATTTGGACTTTTAACGGGCTTACAACTGATGAAGTGATTAAGAATACCGAAGCGGTGCAAGAGTTCACCGTTATGGTTTTACCAGAAGAAAGATCAAGTGCTAGTGCGTTAAATATTAACGTTGTTTACCCAAATGGTGAATTTCCTAACAATAATTTTTATGTGGGAATTTTCCTATATAATAATTTCAAAAAATCCATTAAACCGTGGGCAATTCGTAAAGCTGGAGTGTTTAAAAGCTTAAATCGTGCAAGTGGGTTCTTTAAGCGTAGAAATGGAAGTTGGCAAGATAAAAGCGTCCAACCTTTCAACGCTATCAATAAAGAAGGTTCTGCAACCCATAAAATCCGAAAAGCTGGAAAATGGCTTGGACAAGGGAAAATGGGTGCTGATTAAGAGCGGGAAGGGTTATCCCTTCCCTTTATTTTAGAGGTAAGAAAATGAAAGAAAAAACGAGAATCTGGGTATATACCAAGTCACCTTTCAAAAATGATTATGCTAATGTGATTAATTTTGAAACGCTGGACGCTATGGAAGACTTTTTTACAAAACCTAACAAGCATATTGACTTGATTTACAAGCGTGATGACTTTCAATATATTGAACGCAACGGGTCTATTTATGTTTCTGGACGGGTTGAAGAATTTGAAAAGGCTACTTATATGCGCTTCATCAATAATGGGCGGACTTATTATGCTTTTATTTTTGACTGTATCTATCAAAATGAAGGCACAACGGAATTGATCTATGAAATTGATGTTTGGAATACATACCAGCAAGAACTAAAAGCGGGTCAAGTTATTGGACAGATTGAACAAGAAACCTTGAAAAACTCTATCGAAAATTTAAGGGATAGCGTGCAAGGTTTCCAAGCTGGGACGAAGTTCCCCGCAAAAGCGGGGCAAGTGGGCATTAAGACAGAATGGCTTGTCGTTGTCGCAAAACCAACCATAAATTTAACAACTAAGACCAAGCGCCCAAACAATATGACCTTTTCAGGTATGCAAAAATCTTTCAAATATTTCTTTATCCCCGTTGACTTGAAAACGGGAACAACTAAACCTTTTATTTTATACGGGAAAAAATATCCTTCATTTTATCTGGCTAACCTATACCGTCACTTATTCGGGCTTAAAGAGAATAGCGGGACAACCGTCAACCAGATTATTAATATGTATCTATCCCGTGATATTGGAATCAAATACCGTGAGAAAGAAGAAGACGGAAAGAAATATATTGAAATCTTAACCAATATAACCGCAACGGTTCGAGAAATCGGCTCTAAAAATAGTAGAAACTATCGACCAACCAGCGCAAGCGGAAGCGGTGGGGGTGGTTCTTTAACCGAAGAAAGCGGGGATATTTCAACCGAAGAAGCACGGGTTAGACTGGTAACAAGATTGATTAAAAAGCTTGTACCAGACGCAACCGCAACGGGAATCGCTGGCATTATCGGGAACTTTTCTGCTGAAAGTAATGTTACCGCTAAGAAATATGAAGCAGATTACGCAACGGGCTATGAATACGATAAAATGGCAACCCTTCCAACCGCTGAAAACCTTGTCGGAAGCTGGGACGCTTTTGCAAGCCTTTACACCATTTCATTAAATGAAAAAGGGTATAGAGGGTCAGACGGAAACCATTGGATAGGAATGGGAATCGGGCAATGGACGGGTCCAAGATGTGAAGCCCTTATCAACTACGCTAAAGAAAAAGGAAAATCAGTTTGGGATTTTAGCCTTCAATTCAATTTCATGAATGAAGAAACCAGAGCAGAAACTTTCCAACGAATCGCAAAATCAAGTGCAAGCGCTGGGGACAATGCAAGTGACTTCATGTATAATTGGGAAGGCGTAAACTATAAAAAATCGGAGCGAATCGCTGAGGCTGAAAATTGGCTTTCAACGGTTGAAGACGAATTAAGAAAGGGAAGTTAAGCAATGACAGAAGCTAAAAAGACACTTGAAGCGCTAAACGTTATCAAGTCAAAAGTAGGCACTAGTGTTGGTTCTGGGGAATGTTACGGGCTAGTTGCCTTATATTCGGAGCTACTAGGCGGGTGCAATATTGGGGGCGGTATTAATACTCCAAACCCCAACGGAAACGGAAGACAAGCAAACGGAAGCGACCAGCGTAGAGGAATGAGCGCAAGCAATATCGGGGGTGACTATGACTGGGCAAGTTATGGCTGGCAAGTGATTTATGATCCGAGTTTTTCAGATTTAAAAGCTGGGGCAATCATTAACTGGAAACCAACTGCTTCGAATATCTGGGGGCATACGGGTGTCATTTCAAGCGTTTCAAGTGGTTCATTTGATGTGATAGATCAAAATTACGACTACGGACGCTATACAATGGAAAGAACGGGGCTAGAACGTACTGACAATATAGAATCTATTATTTACCCGCCCGAGTTGGTTTCGGGTGATGTCGTAGGAACTGTTACGGGTGAAACAAGCGGGACTGTTACGGGTAACGGTTCGGTAAACACCAGCGCTTTTGATGTGGAAGCCCTTTTAATCGAAGTTGACGGATTTTTTAACTTTCAACCTAATGAATATGAAGTCCCTAACCTTTTGTTACTGGCTTATGAAAGTATTCAAGAAAATTTGCGGAACTATAAAAAGAATCCGTCACTTGATGTGGAGTTTCAACTATTAAATAGTGAATTCACGGAAATTGAACTGTACGATATTTATGGAAATTCTTACGCTTACCAACCTCAATTTTTCCCGAAAGACCTTGATCCCGATCATAAATATAAGATTATCACTACGGGAAGCCTTGGGGATAATAACCAAGTGCATATTAACTTTTTAAAGTATAACAATAGCAATAGCCAAAACTATGTTAAAGAAGATATTTACAGTCTAGTTTCTTTTTCAACGTGGGCGCAAAATAACCCCGAACATTTCAAATATGGTTTGAATGATGTGACGGGGAAAAACGTTGCAATTTTGAATGATGCTGAAGCTTCTTACATTCAAACCCATAAAAACCAAATGGAACACACCCAATTAACCTTTAAAGAGAATAAAGAAATGTTAAAACAAAACATTGACTTATCAACTAGCAAGGTAAACTTAGCAAATGACCAATCAACCTATAACGCAAAATATGCCCTTGATACTGCTAACATTAATCAATGGAGCACGGGCATTGGTGCAACCGCTGATGTGGTGGGGAAAGCCCTAAGCGGTGATTTTGGTGGGGCAATTTCCAATGTATTTACGGGTGGACTATCAACATATAACGCTATGCGGGAATATCAAAATAGACAAGTACAAGCGGGATTTGTAGAAAGTTCAAATAAATTGAACAGTCAAAGCAACGCCCTTGCCAATATGCAAGCGAAAATTGGGTTAGATCAATCTATAAGGGCTTATAACTCAACGCTTGCCGATTTACAAAATCAACCTATAAGCGTGCAACAAATCGGAAATGACTTATCTTTCCAAACGGGTAACAATTTAACAGATATTTTCTGGAAGATTTCGCTTGCCCAAAAAGAGATCTTAAGTAGGGCGAATGATTACATAAAATGCTATGGTGTTTTAGTAAATATCTTTTCAAACAATGCGCTTGAAGTGATGACAAACAGAAAGAAATTTAACTATCTGAAAATGATAACGGTTAACCTTACAACCTTGCAAGCTAACCAATCACATATTAACAGTCTAATGGCTATTTTCCAATCTGGTGTGAGAATCTGGAACTATAAATTTAATAAAGATGATAGCGTTTTATTTGATTTAATGAAAAACAATCCAAACTTTTAAAAGTATGATATAATAAATAGAAAGGAGGGATTTTCCTTATGGAAACAATCGAAAAATGGTACAACCCCCAAAAAATGCTTTCTTATAATCAATATTTGAATTTTGTTATAGGCGGGCGGGGAATTGGTAAAACCTTTTCAATGAAAAAATACTTGTTAAAAAGATTTATTGAAAAAGGTGAACAGTTCATTTATTTAAGACGGAACAAGTCCGAGCTTGACCGAATAGATAAAGACAAATTTTTTACAACTGAGTTATTAAGTCAAGTTTTTACTAACTTTAAAATTTTAGAATCGGACGCTTCCAAAATTCATATGAAAATAATTTTTTCATGTGATAACATGAACAAAGAAGAAAACACCTTAATTTTATCAACTACTAAAATTATCTTAAACGGGAAAATAGTCTGTTATCTGAAAAGCCTTTCAACGTGGGTGGACTTGAAGGGATCTGAATATGATGAAGTCATGAGCATTTTATATGATGAAGTCTTGATAGATCCCGCAAGTAAGAAGCGTTATTTGGATAATGAAGTCAATGCTTTACTGAATTTCATCTTTTCGGTCTTTCGTAGGCGGGACGGTTGTCATGTTTACTTGTTATCAAATGCGTGTAATTTTAATAATCCTTATTTTGCCTTTTTGAAATTTTACAACGACACGGGAAAACGCTTTTACAATTTAAAAAGCTATGCAACTTTATTAGAGTTCCCGCCCCATTCGGCATTTACAAGCGAAGAAGAAAAAGAAACAGGATTTTTAAAATTGCTTAGTAAATCAAATATTTATGAATCCGTTGCAAATAACGAATTTCAGATTAAGAATGATAAGAACATTTCAAAAATTAAGGGTCTTAAATCAAGGCTTTATAGTTTCTATGTGAATGATAGCTATTTGACTGGCTATTATATAGATAATATGGTCTATATCGCCAAAGGATATGATAAAAATCTAAGCGCCTATTGTTTAGAGCCAAACCAAGTGGAAGACGGTTACATATTCTTAAATAAAAACAGTCCGCTTGGAAAAACACTTAAAAAATTGTATCTTCAAAATATGTTTATTTATGAAGATCTAGAATCTAAAAACAACTTTATGGAGGTTATTTCTCATGTTATTTAACATTATGGTAGAAACCGCTAAAAGCGATTATATTATTTTTCTTTTCGTGCTTATTCTATTTGATTTCATTTCTGGCTTTTTAAAGGCTTGGAAGTGGAAAGTGGCAGATAGCTGGACTGGTTTAAAAGGTGTTATCAAGCATACACTTACCCTTTTATTTTATTATTTTGTAGCGGTGTTTCTTGCCTATATCCATGCAATGACATTCGGGCAAATCTTACTAATTATCATTAATTTATATTATGTTTTGTCAATCCTTGAAAATCTTGCGGTTATGGGTGTTTTTATCCCAAACTTCATGAAAGCACGGGTGCAAGCTGAACTAAAACGCTATACCGAAAAACTGGAAGAAGGTCAAGACCTTTTCAATGACTTTAAAGGAGTGAAAGACAATGAAAAAGAATGATTTATTTATTGATGTATCATCACACAATGGCTACAATATCAAGGGAATCATGGAGCAAATGGGAACGATTAACACCATTATCAAGATTTCTGAAAGTACCAGCTATCTAAACCCTTGCGCCAAAGACCAAGCAAACCAGAGTGACCCCGTGGGGTTCTATCACTTCGCTTGGTTTGGTGGAAATAGTGAAGAAGCAGAAAGAGAAGCAAGATATTTCCTTGATAATGTTTTTCAATCTGTTAAATATCTGGTGCTGGACTATGAAGACCACGCAAGCGGGGACAAGCAAGCAAACACAAACGCTTGTCTTCGATTTATGGAACTGATCGAAGAAGCGGGATATAAACCTATTTATTATAGTTATAAACCCTTCACGCTTAACAATGTATATTATGAACAGATTATCGAACGTTTCCCAAATTCGCTATGGATTGCGGGCTATGGCTTGAATGACGGTCAAGCAGATTTTGAATACTTCCCAAGTATGAATGGCATTCGCTGGTGGCAATATTCAAGCAACCCATTTGATAAAAATATCGTGTTACTTGATGATGAAGAAGACGCCAAACCACGAACCGCTGGAACATGGAAACAAGATAAAAAGGGTTGGTGGTTCAAACGTGACAATGGTTCTTTCCCGTTTAGCAAGTGGGAAAAAATCGGTGGTTACTGGTACTATTTCAATGCTGAAGGCTATTGCTTAACTTCACAATGGCTGGAAGACAAGGGAAAATGGTACTATCTAACCGAAAGTGGCGCAATGGCTACGGGCTGGGTTTTAGTTGGTTCTGAGTGGTTTTACCTTGACAATTCGGGTGCTATGGTTACGGGCTGGGTTAAATACAAAAATGAATGGTATTATCTAACAAACGAGCGCGGGAACATGGTTTCAAGTCAATTTGTCAAATATGGTGTTGGCTGGTATTTCATGAAGTCAGACGGAACAATGGCGGAAAAACCAAGCTTCACAACGCAACCAGACGGGCTTATCACCGTTATTTAAGATATAGAAAAAAGCTAGTAGGAAAATTCTACTAGCTTTTCTTGTATTCTGAAATAATCTGATAAGCGTTTTCTTCGGGGTTATCAAGAGCAAGAGAGCAGAGAGCCGAAAGAACGGGTTCAATGACTTTCAAGCGGTCTGCAAGATAATCTTCAACTTGTTTAAAGTTTGTTACTTGTTTATCAAAGTTAGTGATTAAGTAAGACTTGGTAAGCTTTTCAATTTCTTCTTGCAAGCGGGTTTTAGGATAACCGGCGGGGTAATTCTTCACCATTTTATGAATCAGTTGAAGACAATAAGAAGTGGTGTAAATAACTAGATTATCGGGTGTTATAACCCCCCTTGAAGATTTAAGAGATAACTCTTTCAAGTCTTCAACGTGTTGTCTAATTAAGTTTTCATAGAAATAAGCGGTTTCTCTATCCATGATTTTAACCCCCGTTATTTTCTAATTGTGAAACAATGCGCAAAATAGAAGCGGTGTTTGTATCGTTTGCCTTTTTTAGCTTTTTGATAGTGGCTTCTTGGGTTGAAATTTGATTTTTTAAAGCTATAAAATTATAGTTAAAAATCATTAATACTAAAAGAGTGGTGATAGTAATTAATTGTGAAATGATGAACCACCAGAATAAGAAGCGCCCTTGTTTGTTTAAGCGGTTATAAGATTTTTTCATGTTTTAATACCTTAAAAAGTAAATTTCCCTTTCTACTGATAGATAAGTAACTTCCAAATAACCACGGTAAACGGTTGACCCGTCCCGCCCGTGATACTGTTCAACGTCATATAAGTCATAGTCATAAAGCTGAAAGCCTTCAATATCGTCAATAATATTGCGTAAGCGTGAGTAAGCATAGTCTAATGAAATGATAGGAAAACCGTCAAAATGATATTTTTTAACAATCTTTCTAACCTTTTCAATTTCTGTTGGGTTGATTTTTTCTAAGTTATTCATCTAATAAATTTCCCTTCCTTGAACGTATCTTTTAAAAGCTGAATCCAAGCACAAATGCTTATAATCAGAATTTTTTAAATTGCTAGTTTCTTCAAATATGATGACTATATCACGTTTTCTGAAATAATTTATTTCTGTTTCTGAAAATCCGTGTTTTAAAAGTCTTTCTTTTTCACTAGATAGTTTAGAATTATCTAGCTTTCCGATACAATGAACTTTTAGGACTTCTTCCCTATCTAAAATAATTTCAAATTTTGCAATCATATTTAAACCCATCTTTCAAGATAATCGTAATAGGTATCTAACCAAATTAAAACATACGCTGGGTTAATATTTATCCCTAATTCTGTTTTTAATCGTGCTAGAATCGTTTTATAGTCTCTTGCTGAACTTTTAGTAAATTTTAAATTTACAATGTTTTCAGCTCGTCTATTTTCTAAATCATAGTGCTGAAATTTTTCAGGGGCTGGTGGATATTTAGTCCACTCATACACTAATTTAAAAGTAACTATTTTCATGGTTTAGATCCTTTCTTTTTTAAAACTCTTTTATCATCATTTCATATTGTTTCAAGCCCGTGATTTCAATTAAGGCTTTTTCAATCCCTTCATATTGAACAAGTGAAGGAACTGTTACCCATAAGAAATTATAGATAGAATCAACTCTAATTTTTACACCTTTTAAGTTGAATCCTTTTTCTTTTAATT